CAGAATTACCAGAGGTATTAGTGGTCAATTTTGTACCAGCGGCTGCAGCCAATGTGGCATTACCAGCTGTGGCATAGCTAGCTGCTACAGAGATGTTAGTAGTCAACTTAGCTTGAGGAATTACGTCAAACACATAGATGCGGCCTAGAGGACCAACACCACGCTCCATAGGAGCAGGATCACCTAGCAAAGCGTTGCCGTTTGCATAGATAGTTGTTGAACCAGCGGTTTGGCTGGTGCTCACAGTGTAAGTACCTGTGCCACCTGAACCAGTAGCAAACGCAGTGATGTAGGTACCGTTAGTCACGCCAGTACCATCGATGTATTGACCGATTTGAATTGGGTCACCAGACAGCATAGCTGTCACAGTTAAAGTTGTGGTTGCAATAGAGCCAGTAAAAGTAGATTGTGCTGGTTGTGGGCCATTGCCCATTGCAGTTTGAGCAGGACCTAAGAATAGATCATCAGAATATTGAGGCATGTTGTCTTCTCCTTGAAAAGCTTGACAATTAAATTAAAAGTGGGGATCTGACAAATGCCAGACCCCCGTTTTAGGTATTACAAACCTGGAGTACCATAAATGGTACGTGGGTCTGTCCAACCTGGGATGTAACGCTCGGTCGCTTTGTAGCGCATAGAGTCGGTTTCAAAATCACCTTCCATGCTCTTTTCAAGCTTACGACGCATCATCAACTGTAGACCAACTTTAGCGTCTGTCTGCACCCACCAAGCGGTAGTTGAAGTCAAACGTGACAAGTTAGCCTGGCCACCGTCAATCATGCCCATTGAGTTGATCGGGTTGATGTCGTTGTTACCAGTACCGGCACGCAGTACAGATTTCAACAACACTTCACCTTGGAACACGTTAGATGGGCTCAACACCAACTTGGTAGGTGTCAAACGGATACGCTTACCATTGTTGTCAATGGCGTTGCGGATCTGAATGAGCATCTGCTCAAGAGATGTCTGTGACAAGTTAGCTGCAGTTGTCAACACGTTGCTGAATGTGCCTGATGCGATTGGGTGAGCTGAGTTCACCAATGACACACCGTCACCGCCTGCAAACGAGTTGTTAAATGCACGGTTAAGAATGTTTGCGCACAAAGTCTCTTTTGTCTCAATCAATGACTGAGCCAAGTGTTTGGCATAAGTCTGACCGATAGAGATGTGGTCGCCGTCTTCTACAAGAACCTTGGTCAAGGCAAATGCCAAACCGTAGACCTTATAGACGTAACGAGCATTGAACAGTACACCACCAGATTGGTAGGTTACTGGCATGCCGTCTGGCAACTCAGGAGCCGCGCCAAAACCGAAGAGAACTGGCTCTTCATGGTAGTTGCGTGGAATACCTTGACGCTCGGTGAAAACTTGTTTCCACTCATCCGCACGTTGGTTATACAAGCCATCGAATTCTTCATTCAGGATTGGCTCAACAATGGACCGGAAGTCCGTACTGCGCATTGGGACAGCCATGGTTTAGCCTCCTTTAGTAAGCGTTAATGGTTGCAACGTTCTGATGCTCAGAGATCTGAACTTGAACGATTGTATATGCATCACCCCAGTTGTTATCAGGACCAGGTGTGATTCCGATAACACGCATTTGGGCTGTTGCGCCTGATGTAACAACCGAGCTTACATCCAATGTAGCTTGGCTGATACCAACAACAGTAGAACCTGCTGTGATATTTGCAAAGTTAAATTGGTTGCCGATGTTAGTCACGTTCAACGACGCATTGCCTTGGATCTGATAAACGATCGTTGGGTCAATAGTGATGTACGCGATAACTTCAGTAGCTGGGGTATTAGCCAAGAACTTGTTAGATACACGACGACGGCCATCGCCATCCGTGAATTCAACGCCTTGGAATGTGCCGACAAAAGGGTCGCCAACGGTTGCAGGAACAACAACGCCGTCAGTTGAAAGCTTGACAGGCTGGTTCTGCAACAACGTTACGGCGGCGTTATCTGCCAGCGTAAAGGCTGCCGGCCGTACAAAGCCACTTGCGTGGTATACGGGCTGGAAGCCAAACGGTGCATTTGTAGTAGACATGTTTGGTTTTCCTCAAAGAGAAATTGGATGAATACTGATCATAGGTCCTCAAAAGAAGATCTGCGACCAGCGTTTTCACGCAATGAAGAGATACCATCACCTTCCACAATTCGACCACCTGCTGCCTCGGCACTTTCCTTGATGCTATCTAGAACTGCAGTGAGTTTTTCATCTTCACGTGCAGGAGCATCATGGTGTGCTTCATTCATGTAGCGATGATACAGCGACATGGGAAGCTTAAATGCGAGCATTTCATTGACACCGATGAACCCTTGCCATTCGCCTGTCTTGATGGTAACGTACTCCCAGCCAGGCACATCTTCGGATTTAATAGGTTCGTATCCTAAGCGGATCCTTTGCTGGATCGAGTCTCTAGGATTTGTGGTTGTCAACCAGCATGTATGGTAACTTGGAAGCTTTGGTAAATCTGGCAAAGCGTCTTGGAAAAATTGTGATCTGAACATCTCAACACGGTCATCGTCGCTAATTTCACGATTCTCAGTCACCGTACGGTCGGTGGCTGCCCTTGACTGGCGAGCTACATCAGCTGTTTTTTTCAATCTTTCGTCATTCATTTTCTCACTCCTTTCAGCGAGTTGCATTGTTAGAATTATCGCGGTCCCACTTGGCGTACTGCTTCAAGTAGCGTTGGCGTAAAACGGTATCTTCCCAGACTCCGGCATCAATCATTGCTTGCTTTCGTTCAGGGGATATGTAGACTTGTTGGCGAGAAGAGGATGGCGCATGGTCCCGTGTGGAACCAACTGGAGGACCTCTGCGGCCCGTTCTTGCGTTACCATCATCATTATCACTGCCTCCTTTTAGATTTGGCAGTCGTTTGGCAACCCTACGGTCTAGTTCTTGCCAATACGCCTCTGATTTTGGATTATAGCCCTCTTCTACCAAAGTTTGATCAATTGCTAAAACAATTTTTGATTCTTCAGTTTTACCTTTTGGGTCGTACCACTGATTGCGGCTTACCCACTCCTGGGCATGGCTCGCGATTTCAGGATCTGGTCCCTGAGGCTGCTGATGAATCTCATTTGCTGTTTGCGACTGACGATGCTTCATGACTTGCAGTTGCTGCACTTGCTTCATGGCTTCATCACGGATCCGAAGGGCCTTGGCTACATCTTCTCCGTTACCAGCTTCTACAGCCTGGCCCATGATTCGCTCTGCTGCTCGTACCTCAGCGATCTTGTCGTTTAGACGAGAATCGATGTTTGAGATGGTATTCGCAACGGCAGACATCTCAACAGCTGACATCCGCTTTTCAAGTGCCTCATTCCTCTGTCTCAGGAAGTTAAGCTCTGTCTTGTCACGTTGAATGGCTTCTTTTCTGCGCGCTGCGCGGTCGGCCTTTTCTTCGCGACGCTTGCGGCGCAATTCTTCGCGGTCTTCATTGTCTTCCGACAACCGCGCGTCCTCAGCACCTTCATCGTCGTCATTGTCATCTTGCTCTGCTTCCGGAGTACTTACCGGAACGAACTCAACTTCCTGAGACTTCGACTTAGACTCTTGGTCCTCGTCATCCTCAATTAAGAGGTTTTCACCTTTGTTTTCTGCCATTTCCTGCTCCTTTCAGCAGTTAGATAAATGCCCTGATCTGGGTCGGATCGATGGTAACCTTGCCGATAATGTCAAGGTCATTAAAGATCACGAATTCGATCTCGTCTTCGCCAGACTTTACAGTCCAACGATCGCCGCCATATTTCGGTGTGCGGACGAAATCACCGATCTGGCACCAGTTGCCCTCAGGCCACGACTCCATGGTGCTTCGATTCTTGTAAGCCAACGGACCAATGGCTGCAATCTTAGCCACTTGGGTGTTGCTAGCTTCTGTCTTGCGCGCTTCTTCAGGGAGGTAGATACCCCCGCTGGTCTGGCTCTTGGCCCGACGAATTTGAACCATGACTCGGCTTCCAAATGGAATGATGCCTGGATCTACTGCAGGAAAGGCATCCTCGATTGAGTCATACGACATTGATAGTGGTGTTTCTAGTAGCATTCGCTTCTCCGTCTGCTGGGTTTATAAATCTGAATCTCGCCTGTCTTGATCGCGAAGGACACTTTCGATCAGTTGCTTAGCCATCTCAAGGCCTTGATACACGCCTTGTCTGTAGCCATACTCAAAACTGATGTCTTTGCCCTCACCTGGCTTAACGGCGACGGCTTCATGAGCCATCTTTTCCTTCTCAGCCTGGATCTTCGCGAAGAATTTGTCAATCATTACTTACGGCCGCCCATGACTGTTGAGATCATGTTCTTGCCGGTGCCGCGTTGGCTGTTAGTACCGCCATTACCTTCACCCTTGACAGTCTCTGTCTTCATCTTAGGTGTAGTCTTGTAGTCGGCGCTGGGCATTGCTGCCTTAGGAGAAGGATCACTTGAGATCTTCTTCGCCTTTGGATAGCCTTTACCCATGGCCATCTGCTTGTGTAGCTTGATTGCTTCCATGATAGTTCCTTATCTGCGTGGAGAGGGGTTTATCCCGGTCCCTGTTGAGACCGCGATTCGTTCGCCAGTTGCTACCTCTAGGGCAGCAAGCTGCTTGGCTGTTTGGTTGTCTGACTCGTTCATCTCGAGGCGAGCCTGGATCTCGGCTTGTGTGCGTCGATCTTCGGCCTCTTGACGCATGATCTCTTTCTTGAGCTCTTCTTGCAACAGAGCCATACGAGTTTGGAGATCTTGCATCTTCTCTTGGCTTCTGGTCTGCATCTCCTGAGCCTTGATCTGAGCGTCTTGTTGCATCTTCTGTTGCTTGTACTGAGCATCGGCCTGGTCTTTGGCTGCTTGAGCCTCGACTTGCTGCTTCATTACATCGACACGTGGGTCGTTTGGCATTTGAGACGGCGGCATCATGGCCTGGAGGGTCTCGATGGTCTGCTGGATGATAGCAGGTATTGAGCTGAATGTCTCTTCGGCTTGCTTCGATACGATCTGGGATGTGGCTGCCAACATCTTGTCGAGTGACTTCTTCTCTTCGACTGTTGCGCCCTTTTGAATCTCACCAATGTCCACTTGGGCAGCATCTGACGCTTCATTGAAGATCTGGTTCGCATACCACAAGACCATGTGCTCTTTAATGTGGTCTAGCAAGATAGGCACGCATTGTGGACCGATGACCTTGTTTCCGCCAAACATTGGGTTCGTGATGAAGTCCAAGTGAACTTGCAAGTGAGCCAAGTGATCTTGTTCTGGGAAAGCAACAATTGGCCGCTTCATCGTGGCTGCAATGTTCTCGTTGACTGCGTTCAGTTCCAAAGGCTGCTGCTTTGGTAGCAATAGCTCTTTGCCTTGAGGTATCTTCAAGCGGACCAAGAACATCTCTTCAACCTTGCGTAGGTCATAGAGCTGTGGCATCTCTTTGGCACGCTGCATGACTGCTTGGATCTGAGCGAAGCGCTGCGCCTCACTGAAGATGTTGGGATCGGATACTGGGATCACGTTCATCGGACCTTCAAAGTCCGAACGCTTAACTAGCAGCTCGCCTGTTTCGTCAACGACCTGAGCTTCTTCAAGGTAGGTACGGTTTAAGCGGAACAAGAGTTTCAGTACACGAGCCATGGCGTCATGCATACGAGCATGAATCGCTGAGAACACAACCATGCCTTGCTCAAGGCGGGCTAAGGTGGTTCCCACTGGCGTGTTGGCATTGCTATCAGCAAACTCTTCAAATGTCGTGCGGACCACGTTCTGGCTAGCATCAACCAAGAAGCCAAGCAACTGGAACAAGACTGGGCTAGGTGGGTTGTATGGCATTGCCATCAGCACCTTGCGAATATCGTCTTGGCCAAACGTACCTTCGATCTCTTTCACTTCAGTAGGATCAACACGGTCTGTCTGACCGCCAGCACCTGACTTCAGCTTCAGTAAGCCAGGGAAGTTGTTGATGTGGGCTGAATCAAGCAACGCACGAAGAGCCCCTGTGGCACCAGCACTCAGGCCACCGATCATGTGAATCAAGCCGATTGGATAAGCGCCACGCCAAGGTACGAATGGGAACTCAACAAGCCATTGCATCTCGTCTTTGGTCTCGTCGTCCTCTTCCCAGTTGCGATAGATGCTCAGAATGCGCTGCGTGTTCTTGTCAATGCTGATCACGTATGGAGCAATGCCGTCACCGTTGTCAAGGTCTTGGATCACATAGCATTCGTAGATGGTTCGCAGACCGTCAACGTTGTAGCCATCGGACTGGCGGCCTTCGATCTTGTCATTGGCCTTTGATGCCTTAGACTCTTCTGGTGGCTGTGGGTCAACACGCAAGTCAACGTCGAGGTAGTCGCCAGCAAGAACGCGCTTCTCATACTCGATGCGAGTGATGTACTGCACATG